GGGTGGGAAATAAAATAAATGTTAATCCTTATAGCCTTGAATACGAAGATGATAATAAATCAAAAAGAGTATTAGTTACTTTTATATATTAACTTAATTTATTAATCTTTATTAAAACTTAAAAAAATGAAAGACAAATTAACAAATGAGAAAATTGATCCAAATACAGATACGTATTATGAGGATCGCTTTGGTGATTTCTACAATGAAGGTAGTTATCAATATATGTGGGAAACCCCTAGCACAATTTTTGAAATTGGACCAAATGGGGTTATAACCTTAAAATTCAATAATTCTTTTGGTATGATGGATATGGATGAGAGTGGTGAATTATCTCTTGAAATGCCAGAACCTATTAAAGAAGAAAAATGGGTTAATACTGGTGGATATCGTGGTCATACTGATTGGGTGTTAAATGATGGATTTGTTGAATATTCTGAAGGGTGGGTAACAGGTCATCCTAATGAAACAACAAAAAGAAAAGCAGAACTTTCTGAATTATATGATGATTTAAGAACTGGTAAATTAGTTCCGCCAGTTACAATTTGGTGGGTATTTGGAGTAACATCCAATATATTTTCCACTGCATCTTCTATAATTATAAAAAAGAAAGATATGAAAAAATTAGATAAGTGGCTGGAATCAATTGGACATTCAAAAGAAAGTATTGATTATCAGATGTCGTGAACTACCCCTTGCCTAAATAACTAAAGGCAAAGGGGCTTCGGAAGATAAAAAATGATGAACCATATCAGAACATACAGAATTACCAACCAAGTTGATACCCAACTTATGAATATTAATAGCAGCATTATGGTCTCTCGTAGTTTCAAACTCACAAGTAGTACACTTATGAGAGCGTTCATAGAGGGTTTTAGGTTCGAGAGTACCACAATTACTGCATTTTATTGTTGTGCCTTTTGGATTTACTGCTATACAATAAGTACCAGCATCTTCCGCTTTGTACTTCAGCATAAAAATAAATGTACTCCAAGAGGCATCAGAAATATGTTTTTGAAGATTATATTTATTATCTTCAATCATTTGTTTAATTTTCAAATCTTCATAAGCAATAAGGTCAAAAGTATTTACCAACCTATAAGAAAGTTTATGCTGAAAATGATTTCTCTGTCTTGCAATTTTTCTATGAAGATTGGTAAGTTGTTTTTTAATTTTTTTACTTTTCCCTTTAGAGTATTTGCTCTGAATTTCTTTAAGTTTATCTTCAGATTGTTTCAAATATTTTGGATTGGCAATTTCTTCTCCATTGGAAAGTACTGCAAAATTAGTAAGTCCCAAATCAATCCCAATTACATTAGTAATAACTTTCTTTTCTGGAATAGGATTAGAAAGTTTACAAGAGAAAATAACATACCATTGATTGCCTTCTCTCTTAATTGTGCAAGTTTTTATTTCACTATTCAAAGGAATTTGCCTGTGAAGTTTAATTTTTATAGATCCTATTTTAGAAAGTCTAACTTTTTTATTAATAATATCAAATCCACTTTGAGGATAAGTAAAACTATCATATCTATCAAAACTTTTATAACGAGGAAAACCAGATTTTTCTCCTTTTTGTTTTATTCTGCGAAAGAAATTTTGATAAGCCAAATCAACCCGTTTAATTACATTCTGCAATACTTGGCTATGAATTTTATTATATTCAGGGAATTCATCTTTAATCGATGGCAATTCATTTTGTTGTTCATTATAAGAAATAGATTTTTGAGCAATACGATATGCTTCTCTGCGATGCTCCAATGCTGTATTATAGAGTTTGAAGCAAGAAAACAAAGTATCTTGCAAAACTTTTTTCTGTTTGGGGGTAGGATAAATTCTATATTTATAAGCTCTCATAATATAAATAAATATACCAATAAACAAAATTTATTTCAATATCCTAAAAGGTGGGGGATTTATTTTGTAAATATTTTAAAACCCATTGAGCATTATTTGCTCATGCAGGTTCGAACCCTGCCTCTGGCACAAAAAATAAAATTATGATTGTATATAGGGCAATGTCTAAAAAAGAAAGGGACTTAACTCTTGAACATAATGATTTTGCCTTTGACAAAAAACGTAAATATTTTTCATTTAATCTGGATTGGATAAAATCAAGAGTAATGGATGGAAATTTTAATAATTCCAAATTTAAAACAGAAAGATATAAGCATTTATTAAAATTTGAAATTGATGATGAATATATAATTCAGTTTAGTAAAGTGGGGGAAAAAGAATTAATGTTACACAAATGGAAATCAAACTTTCCCATTAAAAATATCAGTGAAATTGAAAATGGCCCCGTAACTCAACAGGATAGAGTACTGCCATAAATAATTTCGATTCTGTTAAAATTTATAATTTAAAAATGGAATTATTTAAATAACTATGACAGAAGAATGTAGAAAAGAAATTATAGATTATCTCACATTAAAAGATTGGATATTTCCTCATAGTGTTAAATTGTTTGGTGGTTCTAATACCTCTTTTTTAAGCACAATAATCATATACTCAAAAAATGGTGTAAAAAAAAATATGGAAAACAAATTTGAAAAAAATAAAATTAATATGTCAAAATATTTCTTAGAATATATTGGTCATTTTTTAAGAAAATATAAAATAGAAACTGTTAATTTTTTTCATAGCGAGCAGATTACTTATACATCAAAATCCTGGAAATTTAAAGAAATAAAAGAGTCTATTGTTTTATAACTTCCATTTCATCAATTTCTTTAAATTCCCCCCCGACTACCTCACTTAAAATCCATTTTTCTTCTCCATTTTCAATTTTAGGTAGTATAACAAATTCTCCGTTATTATAATTTTCTTTATATGATTTTATATTTACCCCTTCTTTTTTAAATTTTCCTTTTAAATCTGATATTATATTATCATATCTTGTTATATCAAGTTGCCTGATACAATTGTTTGTGGTAAATCCATCAAATATTTCTCTTGGATTTTTCCCTATTTTATTCCAAAAATCTAACTCACGTTGGTCTATATTCATTGTCTCTTCAATTGTGTCCAAATCTTCCATTTGGAGTTTTAATTGTTTCTCAGTATAATATTGTTTATCTTTTGGATTTTTTACTAATAATGTATCTCTGACTTCTTTTTGAAAACAAGTCAGCAATTGTTTTATCCTGTTATTTAAAATATTAACATATCTTAAAAAATTATAATGTCCATATTCTTCCTTTTCTGGATCAATTAATATTGAATTTCCAACATCCTGGTCTGAAACTTTATTTCCATTATTAACATAATAGACAATTTCCCCCAAGTTCTTATCAATGTTTTTTTCCACCAATAATTCCATATAGGCGAACCTTGGAAGTGGTTTTCCATTTTTATTTGTTTTTTGTAATCTTTTTTTATAATCTTGTTTTGATATTTTAACTTTAGCCTTATTTGCCATATAATTTAATGGTAATTGTTTATTATATATTTTTTCTATATACTCATAATAATATTCAACAAACTCTTTTGGTTTGTTGTTTAATAATAAATTAACACTTTTATCAATAAATTCTTCCAAATATCTTTGTATCTTATTTGATTTTAACGTATTCCCTGTAATTTCAGATTTTCCTTCATAAGTCAAATTAACATAATTTTTTCTTTTCATATTAATTGAAGATTTCCATTTTTTGTCAATATCCAAATTCATGAATCCTTTCATATAAGTTTTATTAAAATATTCAACCAATTCTTCAATTTTATTTTTATGACTGTCCGGTACTGAATAATTACCCCCATCTGTATCTGTTTGTAATAAAATAAAATCATTATCTACAAAATATTTTATCATTTTTCTAAGATATTGTCTTCCAGTACAAGTTATTCTTTCCCCACAATCCATATCACCCCAATTGAAAACTTCTGGAGCGCTTAAAGAACCAAAAAATCCATTATTTAATATTTTAAGTGGTAATTGTCTGACATTATAATAATTTGATAATTCTTCATTATTTTCTTTTTTATATTTTTCTTTTAAATGTTTATATTTATTTCTTGTTTTACTAAAATAAGTTATCAATTTTTTCATAACATGATCAATATCACAATCTGGAAATACATCATGTTCAATCATAATTGAAGGATAAAGACTAGCAAAATCAAGTTTTACTATATTTTCTCCATATCCTATTTTAAATAATCTTGATAGTCCACCAACCATATCTCTTTTTTTATCATTGTTTGGTATTGATATTTTATTTTCATAAGAATATGCCATCATAAGAATTTTCCAAGTAACTGCGGTTCCCATTGTCGATGTTCTTCCCAAAGAAGATGGTATCAATGAAGATAATAAAAAAGATGCCTGATTAAATATTTCATCTACTTGTTCTGTTTCCCATAAGTCATCCAAAAGATATTGACGTACTATTTCTTTTCCTGTTATTGTGTCTTCTGTTGAAGAAACATATTCATTATCTTTAATTAACTGATAATTATTAGTTTTTCTATCAATTTTATATCTTTTATTCTCTTTATATATTTGATAAATTTTATCACCATCAACATACATTCTATTTGGCTTATTTTTCTTTGCATATTTTGTAATATATTTTAATCCCCATGTTTTTATATCAGAATTTATTGCCATTGTTCGTCTAACAGAATGAGCAACATCCGTTACATTGTATCCATACATTATTGTTTGAAAATATTCTTCTGTTTCTGATGCCATTTTTAAAAATCCTTTTTTCTTTCTTATTGGTTTTTTCTTATCCAAAGAAGTTGGAAACTCACAATTATTTAAATCAATACCCAATCTGTTACATCTTTCAATTATAAAAGGAAAATCAAAATTTTCACTATTGTATCCACTTATAATTGAGGGTTTTATTTCATTTATTATTCTAAAAAACATTTCTATTCCTTCTATTTCGGAATCATCATTATCATCAATTTCAATAACATGTTGAAAACCTCTATTATCTTTTATTCCAATTAAAAATATTTTTTGTGTTTTTGGATCAATTCCAGTTGTTTCAAGGTCAAAATATAATTTATGAACATCTTTATAATATTCAAAACCTTTAAATAATCTTTTTCCTGTTTGAATTAAAAATTGTTCCTCTGGTCTGTTTATTATAAATAAATCTTTTCTTTCAAATGGGTCATATCCTCCTTTTTTAAAAAAATTAATTAATGCTCCAACAGATTTAGTACTGGTAACTAAATATTTAAATCCGTTTTCCAATCTTAAATTATTATCTGTTCTTAATTTTTCTATTTTAATTCCATAATATTCTATTGCCTTATCTCTTATTTCTTTGGATTGATATAGTTGAATTTTATTTTGTTTTAAATCTTTCATAAAAAGATAGGGAGTATAATGATGTTTTTCAGTATATTTACCTTTTACTGGATCATCAATAAATAATGTAACTGAATTGGTATAATAATCTCCCTCAACAGAAGTTATGTACCTTTGTGGGTCCTTTCCTTCTAAAAAAACTTCTATAAAATCTTTCACAATTTGAAAAAACTTAAATTAATATACAAAGATAATAAAAATTAACTAAAAAGTCAATGGTTTTAATCTTATTTTCATATTATTTTATTATATCCCATTCACCTTCTTTATTTTTCATTTGAAATTTTCCTTTAATATTATATATCTGATAAGGAAATTCATTCATCCAGAATAATTCTTTTCCAAAATATACATCCCCAACATTATTTGTGAAATTAACGGAATTAATGTTAAACCATATAATTGAAGTTAACCATACATTATCTTTATTATTAAATATAATATTATTTCCCATTTTATTAAGAGATTGTAACCACACATTACCTTTATTATTAAATTGTATATTATTTCCCATTTCTTTAAGAAAATTTAACCATACATGACATTTATTATTAAACACAATATTATTTCCCATTTCTTTAAGAGAATCTAACCACACATAACCTTTATTATTAAATTCAATATTATCTGGAATATATGTTATTAAATCAGAATTAATATAACCACCACCAATAATAATCTTATTGTTTTTTATTTTATAAGGATATTTTTCCTTATTTAATATATCAATAAATTCTTTTCTTAAAGAACCTTCCGAAGGGAAGGATTCATCAATAATATTTTCAATTAATCTTTTAAATTGACTTTCTGTGATTACTATTTTCATATATTCTTATATAAATATTTACTTATATTAAAATATTTGATAAAATATTTGGAAATGTCAATTATTTTACTTACCTTTGTATTCTAATTAACTGAATTTATTAACTTAAAACTTAAAAACAATGACAAACATAGAAAAATTAACAGAATTAGCTATAATAGGGGATATCAGACAACGTTTAGGCGCATCTGATGAAAATGATACATCAAAAGACTATAAAATTAATGAAATGAGTAATTATGAACTTATTAAAAAATGGTGCGGATGGAACATTGGTGATGAAGAATGGTGGGTAACTATGAAATATAACTATGATATGTTAGAAAAAATGAAAAATTAACTTAAATTATTAACTTAAAACTTAAAAACAATGTATGAAGTAGATTTTACAGGTTGGACAAGAACACCAGAAGAACTTGATAGAGTAGAGACAGATAAATTATATCGTTTTAAAAGAAACTGGATTATATTTTTTGGAATGATAAAATATAAAAGATTTCCTTTTGATAAAGATTTTTTTGATTATTTCTGGTACTATTTATCAAATTTAATATTTAATAAAAATAACTTTTGATGAAAACACTTGTTATTCATCCTCATGATGATACTACTAACGTTTTATCCATAATTTATAAGGATAAAAAGGATTGGACAATTATAAATGATTGTAATATATCCAATAATAAATTAACAGAACAAATTAAACAACATGATAGAATTATAATGTTGGGCCATGGTTCTCCTAATGGATTATTTAATCCTGTTAATCCAGGATTTCTTATTGATAAAAGACATGTTTTTTATTTAAGACAAATGAAAAACAATGTTTATATTTGGTGTAATGCTGACCAATTTATTAAATCCCATAATTTAAAAAATTGTTTTTATACTGGAATGATAATATCAGAAAAAAGTGAAGCAGTTTTTTGTGGTGTAAATTCAACACTTGAAGAAGTTAATAGTTCAATTTTATTATTTTCTGAATCAATAAGAGATAATATTGATTTAGAACCAAAATTAATGTGTGAAAACGTTATTTCTCAATATAATGTTGATTATTATGAGAATAGTAATGTTATGGAATATAACAGAAAAAGAATTTATTTTAGTTAAATAATTTGACTTTTTCAAATATTATGTTTATCTTTGTTTAAATTATGAAAAAAAAGATAGAAAAAATACTTGAGGATACTCTACAATTATATGGTGAGTTCTATGGTCAATCTTGTTATTTTGCGGGTGAAGATAAGAAAAAAGAATTGCCCAAAGATGAATTTTTAGAAATATACAAAAAGAAAGCTCTTGAAAAAATAATAAAATTACTTAATGAAAAAAATATGAAAATAACAAAAAAAAATAGAAAATTAACATACAAAGAAAGAATTAGATGGTTTATTCAAAATTATTATGAAACAGGAATGGAATATGGAATATTATTGGATACAATGAAAAATGAAGATCTTGATAATTTTAAATGGTATGATGATATAATAAAAATTCCAAAATATGTTTCTGAAATGAGCAAAGAAGAATGGCAATTAATTAAAAATGCATTATAATAAAAAAACAATGAATATATCAGAAGAACTTGTAAGTATAATAGGTGAACATACAAAAACTATAACTTCCATTATTGAGGCTATCCGTATTTTAAGAGAAAGAATAGAAAAATTAGAAAAATCAATAAAAGAAATAAAAAATTAATGAATTATGATAAAATATGAAAAACAATACAAATAAATTAACAATAAAAAAAACAAAGTAAAATACTTATTTTATCATTACTTAAAGAATTAGAACAAGAATCTGTTAAAAAAGAAGATTATAAAAGTGCTGCCCATTATAGAGACAGAATAAAACGAACAGAAAAAAGATATGCTACTTAATCAATATTAAAACTTAAAATTTATTGATTTTTAATAAGTTACAAAAATATTTGAAAATATTATTTATTTTACTTACTTTTATACCCCGATTAAATTATTAATCAATTTCAATATTTTAAAAACAATGATTGAAACAAAAAATTTATTTATCTTAAAAAAGGTTAGAAATTTAAAAGAAAAACCAACTAAAACCAAAAAAGAACAGAAAATTAGCAAAATAATTGATAATAGTCTGTCTTTAACAGTTGCTAGATATTTAAGAAAAAATCCGAGTCTGGTCTTTAAAAATTTTAAAAACGAAAAATCAATTTTTGGACATTACAAAGTTTCCAATAAAATCTTTGAAAAAACAGAAGAAAACTTAGATTCAATTATAAATTCTCTTAAAAAATTATATAACAACAAACAATTAGAAAAATATGAAAACTAAAAAATATCAAGATAAACCATCAATAAAATTAAATATTGATTATATAATTGATTTATATACAAATAAAAAAATATCTTGCTCAAAAATAGCTAAAATTCATAATCTTAATAAATCGACAATAAGAAGAATATTAATTAAAAATGGCATAGATACAAGTTTAAAACCTAATAAATATTATACAAACAGAAAAAATAAAATTTTAAAAATGATCCATAAAGGATTTAGATTTCAATATATTGCTAATAAATATGGAATAACTAAACAAAGAGTTAATCAAATTGCTTATAATAATAAAATTCATCGTCAGAAAAATATAAGAAAAAAATATAAAAAATTAATAAATAAAATTTATCAATATGTTCAAAATAATCCATATGCCACATATCAAGATATACGAATAAAATTTAATTTAACTTATGGAGATATGGGAATTTTAAGAAATTATCATGGATTAAACTTATCATTATCTTCTATATTACAAAATAGAAATAAAAGTATTATTAATGATTATTTCAACAATAAATTAACTGCTACCGATATAATTAATAAAAATTATGGTATAACAACTCAACAAGCAATATATAAAATATGTTATTCAAGTGGTCATTATCATAAGTTAAGGACTAAATATAATTTAAAAAAAAGATATTTTGAAAAAAAAGAAATTTTTGATTTGATTTTTAATTTAAGAAATAACAAAAAAATGAATTTTAAAAATATTTGTAACTATTTAAATGATAATAATTATAAAACAATATATGGAAGAAAATTTAGAATTAACAATGTTAAATACAAATATAATAAATCAAAAGAATTATTAAAATAAATGAAGGCACTGATAAAACTTAAAATTTTATGAAAACATTTGAGATGACTGGTTCACCTAAACCACTTTTTGAAACAAAAGAGGATTTTGTTAATTTTATGGAATCCATGGGATTTACTCATACAGGACTAAACAAAGAAACAAATTTACTTATAACAAACGAATTAAAATCAACATCTGGTAAAATGAAAAAGGCCTTTAAATATAATATAGAAATAAAATCTTATAAACAAATATTTAAAGAAATTAAATAAAATATATTATGAAAAATAAAACTTTGGGTTTTGGAAAATATAAAAATAAAAAATTAGAACAAATTGCAATTATCGATCCAAATTATATTTTTTGGTTATTAGAAAATAAAATAATCAATATCTCTAATGGTATTCAAGAATTAGCATCAGAAAATATTTCATTAGATCCAATGCCACCAGATCTTGATATGGTTCATGAAGATTGGGGTGATAGAGATTAAATAAATATATTATATTCATCAACTATGTTATACAGTAAGGATTTATATTAAAAAATTAAATAACCTCTTTTTCAAATATGCGTTTATTATAATTTTTTTTTAACTGTTTTAAAATTTCCTTCATTTTTTCTTCAATATTTTCATCATACTTAATAATATATAAGGGAATATTATTATCTTTACAATAATTTTTTTTTATTTGATCTCGTTTTTTTATTTCTTTAAAGTTATTTATCCCGCCCCAATATTCTATTGGTTCATAATGTTGAATACCATCAAATTCAATACAACCAATTTCTGGAATATAAAAATCAAATTTTAACGGCCACTTATATCTACAATAAATAAATATTTTTTGTCTTTCATATTTTATAATAATTTTATCTAATATTTTAAATATTTCTCTTTCTCCTCTAGATTCTCTGCAATATATACACCCACACCCACTTAAATGGGTGGTTGGTGTCTGTTCAAAAATTCCACATTTAGAACAAATTATCTCTACTTTAGTTTTAGCATTTATATAATTTACTTTAGAGTAATCATATTTATTACCATGTATTTTAATTGCTTTTTTTATGAATTCTTCTGTATTACTATTATAATTCCCACTACAATATTTACACCCATTCCCTCTTAAATGTATATCTGGAGTTTGCTCGAATATGTGGTTTGCTTGACAAATAATCTTAATTTTTGTATTATTATTTACATACTCTGATAATGAATAATCATATTTATTATTATGAATTTTATTAGCCATTTCTATAAATTTTTCTTTACCCAATATTTGTTTTATACTATTAGATTTATACCCACAAAATTTACACCCATTCCCGCTTAAATGTTTATCTGGAATTTGATTAAAAATACCATGTTGTTTACAAATTATTTCTACTTTAGTTTTAGCATTTATATAATTTACTTTAGAGTAATCATATTTATTACCATGTATTTTAATTGCTTTTTTTATGAATTCTTCTGTATTACTATTCTTTTTTTCACCGCACGATTTCCTTCCACAAAATATGCAACCAGAGCCATTATTTATATGTGTTGCTGGAATTTGACTAAAATACCCATGTAATTTACAACCAATGATAACCTTAGTATAATAATTTATATATTTTACCTTAGAATAGTCATATCTATTTCCATGAATTTTTTTTGCTTCTTTTATAAATTCTTCAGTTGTTTTTCTTCTCATAATTTTTTATTTTTTTTTTAATAAATTCTCTTATGTCTTTTGACATTGATATATTATTTAATTTGCAATATTGAAAATATTTATTAAATAATTCTTTTTTTAATCTTATATTAACTCTTCCGTTTTGTTTCATAATATTATATTTTTAAATTATTAACTTGTACGTACATATATAAATATATAATAGAATAGCAAAAAACTAATTATTTTAATTTTTTTTAAAAAAATTTTCTATCTTAAATTGTTATTCTTCCTGATTTTACAAAAACTTTTATATCTTTTTCAGGGAATTTTATTTCAAACATGCTTGATGGTTCTCCGAATAGCGTAAAATCAATAAGTTTAATTTGTCTGGTATTATTATTTAACAATTCTTGGGAAATCTCGTTTAAACTATATTTACCACCTCCCACTTTATTGAAAATTCTGGTCTCTATAATGTTGATAACTCCTGGTTGATTATTAATTTTTTCTATTAAATTTCCAATATATATATTTTCATTCATTGTATGTTTTTTTATATCTAATTCGTCAGTTACAACACTTATAACATTTGATGCAATCTCACTTTGAGAAAATTGTTGATCAATGAAAAGATCAAATTCAAAAGAAAGATTTATAACTCTTCCATCACTTACTTCAACATAATCATTTAACATTCTGAATTCTGTAAGATATTCGGCAATATTTTCTTTTAATGTTTGGGTTGAGGTGTTATCTAATTTACCATTTTCATCCAATGCTAATATTTTAACTTTAACTTTATTTTGTTCTTCAAAGCAGCTATTTCTAAATGCACTTCCAAATTTCCCCGGAATTTTCATAATTTGACTCATATAATCCCGTACAGTAGTCGTGCGCAATTGACTCGAAAAATTATAACTTATAAGTTTTCTCATTTCTTCAATACTTAATTCGTCTTTTCCACCCAAGCCAGGAACAGGGTTAGAAACTTCTAATGATGTCCTTACAGATCTATTTATATCTGCCCGAGGACCATCAACTGTCATATTTACATTTCCAACTTCTGTCAAAACATTACGACCAATATTTGAATCTGCGCCACCACCAACTCTATATCGTATAAAAATAGTAGTTCCCACAACTGGACCTTGGCCTAGTGCATTATTATTAAGAAAATCTCCTAATTGAGTTTCAAATCCAGTTCCTTTTATAACATTTTCATATATTTCTGATTGAAAATCAGATCCAAAAGTAATTTTACAAAAACCGTTTGGAGTATATTCTTTAATAAATCGTTTATTAGCTGTTTTCCAAGTTCCAGGAACAACCCCACTTCTATCACTAACTCTGGTAAAATCTTCTTTAAATATAGAATCTTGTGCAAGATGTTCTACTTCAAAAAATCTCCTATCATCATCTAAAAATTCATCAATTGTTGGGGTTCTGATGAAATTAGTACCTTCTAATGAAATACATTGTTCAATAGAAATAACATCTTTATCTGGTAAAATAATTTCAAAAAAAGGTTTAATATCTTCTGCAGTTATAACTCGTTTAAAAATTTTTGATACACCATTAATAACCAATTCTCTTTTTGTTATTTTATAATTTTGAATTTTATCATTTGCATCAATATTAGGAATAATTAATCTATTTGGTGCTCCTCCCCTTCCAAATGGTGAACTAAAATCAATTTCTTCAGTAGTTTCATAGACCTTTCCAGCACCAATTGCTTGAGTCCCAGGTTTTAATATTGGCAAATATTCTTTTGAAAATGTATCTCCAAATGTTGGTACAGTTACAGAAAAATCAACTATTGTTATTGCTGGTTTTTTACCACCTATTTTCAGTCCCATATTAGCAGCATGCCCAAATAAAGACCTTTTTTCTTGTGCTTGTTGGAGTTGTGTTTCCTGGAAATTTCTGTCAATTGTAAAATTTAATTGGTCGGCAACCGCAGCATTTAGTTCAACAAGAAGAGAATAAATTGAAGAATCATTAAATGAACTGATTAAATCAGGATAATATTGTTTTGTGAAATTTATAAGTTGTTCCCTGATTTCTTGAAAATTACGTTTATCGTAAGAAATTGCTTGCTTTAGTGCCATTTTTTATATTGGTTATGTTTCTATTATAAATATTTATAATTGAAAATAATTCACTTTTTATTTGGATAATTCAAATATTTTACTTACCTTTGTATTATAATTAACCTTTTTTAAAACTTAAAAACAATGAAAACAGAAAAGGAGAAAAAATATGAAGAAGGGTTAAACGCATATATAAGAGACAAAAGAAAGGGACTTATGGACTATACAGGAATGTTTAAAGAACGTTATGGGGATAAAATAACTCATCCACTAGATGGTGAAGAAATGAAAGAGTATAAACATTTACAAAATGCTAAAAATACTGAAGAACAAAATTTCAAAGAACTAATAAAAGCAATAACTAAGGATTATGCAAATCAAATTATTAATCCCCCAATAACAGAACAAGATTTTTTAAGACCACTTATAACAAACGGAGAAAAGAGACTTATTTACTACAAAAAACTATTAGAAGAAGTTCATAGGGATAAAATAACTTGGCCACCAGATGATGAATTTGTTAAATGGTTTAAAGATTTTTTACGAGATAATAAAAATGAAGAAGAGCAATTATTAAAAAAATATAGAAAAGAAATGACTTATGCAAACCAAGGTCTTAATCCTCCTCGCTTTTATCCACCAGAAAATGCTGAGGATAAACGAAAATGGTTTGACGAACTTCGTGCTACACATATCAATATCAATAAAAAAGAAGAGGGCAATAATAATATTTCAAAAGAAAATCCATTTGCTAACAATAAATAATTTTTTATTTGGATATGTCAAAAATTTTACTTACTTTTGTGATTAATTAATTTAATTTATTAACTAATATTAAAACTTAAAAACAATGAAAAAATTAACAAAAAAGGAATCAAAGAAAAGAAAATTAAAAAAAGATGATAAAACAAATTCCCCACTTAAAACTGTTTCAACAATTGCTTTATTGGGTGAAATTTTTGGCAAAACGGATAAAGAAAAAAATGATTGGAAAAAAAGAATGCTTGGTACAATACATGGATTATCTTTTCCTGATGATTTTGATACTCTACCTGAAAAAGAGCGCAGTCGTAGATTGGACGGAGTTATCAATATTGGGCTTGGAAAAAAATAATTATTTAATTTATTAACTTTTTTAAAATAAAATACTTATGCAAACAGGAATATCAGATATTCAAAAAATGCCAGATAATAATATAGAAATTACTTTTTGTACATATCCCAACTGTGAGGATTATTTGACACTTACAATTGATGAAAGAACAGCTTGGGAAATTCATGACTTTTGTCAAAAAAAATTAAGTTATGGGGCACAATTAAAAAATGAAAAAATCAAAAAATAGAAAATTAACATATAAAGAAAGAATTAAATGGTTTATTGAAAATTATTATGAAACAGGGATGGAATATGGGATTTTATTAGATGATATGAAAAATAAAGACCTTGATAATTTTAAATGGTATGATGATATTATAAAAATACCAAAATACACAAATAAAATATAAAGTTATGGAAAAATCAAAAGAAGATTATTTTATTGAATTATTAAAAGTTTTAAAACCAAAAACTCTTAATGAATATCCAGATTCAATATTTTATATTTATAAAGATAAATTTTATATTGAATACAATAAAAGAATTAAGTATGCCTGGTTAAATTATAATAGAATTTGGTCAATTTTTGAATCTAAATATCATTGTAGCTGTCGGGAAATCAAGGAGATAACTGGTCATCTGTTGGAAGAACATTTAAAATTGAGGAGACCAACAACTGGTAGTGAGGTCATAATGGTTATTGATATGTTGGAAAAACATTTAAAATTGAATGGAGTAACAACTATAAATAATTAATTTAAGTTATTTTTTATGTTAAAAATCCAAACATATCTAAAACAACATGGTTTAGAGAAAACCATAAATGATTTTGATTTGATATATAAAGAATATGATAATAGGTTTCTTTTAAAATATAAACAAATTGATTCTGATTTTTCAAAACAAGAAGTAAGGGAATGCAGAGGACTAATATTAGAAAAAAATACTTATAATGTAATATCTTTGGGATTTAAAAAATTCTTTAATCACGGGGAACAATGGGCCAGTAAAATTGATTGGGATTCTGCTGAAATACTTGAGAAAATAGACGGTTCTTATATTCAAGTTTATAATTATAATAATAAATGGTATATGGGAACATCTGGAACTGGAGAAGGTGAAGGAGAAGTTAATAATAAACCAGGATTAACATTTAATAATTTATTTAATAAAATATTAAAAGAAAAATATAATTTAACATTAAATTCTTTTAACCCACAATATATTTATATTTTTGAATTAACAACCCCATATAATATTGTTGTTACCCCTCACAAAGAATCAAAAATTACGTTATTAACGTTACGTGATTTACATAATCTAAAAGAATTATCAAGAGAAGATGTTTTAAAAACAGGACAATTATATAGTTTACCAGTAGTTAAATCTTTTAATTTTAAAGATAAAAATATTCAAACCTTAATAGACACATTTGAAAATATGCCGTATTATGAAGAGGGATATGTGATTGTTGATAAATATTTTAATAGAATTAAAATAAAAAATCCAAAATATCTGGCAGTACATTATCTCAAATCAAGTACTGCTCAACATCATATATTAATAATCATAAAGTCAAATGAAATTGAAGAATATGTTTCAACAATTCCTGAAAGAAAGGATGAATTATTAAATTTAAAAGAAAAATATGATTTACTACTTAAAAGATTAAATAATATATGGGATAATCTGTTAGAAAAACCAATAAATATAACAAAGGAGGAAAGAAAATTATATGCTCAAAGAGTTTTTAATATCTGCAAACAAAATAATATTGAATTATTCACTGGATTATTTTTTACGCTGATTGATAAAAAAGTATTATCAGTTAATGAATATTTAATAAATTTTGATAATAAAAAATTATATGAGTTTTTAAACAATTAAAATTTTAAAATAACTGTATCTTTACTTTCAAAAACTCCCTCATTTATAGAAAAATCTATTTTTACACTAATTGAATTTCCTTCTTCTCCTGATGATGTGTTTAATTTTCCCTTTATATGTGTTTTTGTAATTAAACCACCCTGTTTATCTATAATTGTTTGATCTAAACTTGTATCATCCAAATCTGAAACATCGTCCATTTTTACTTCAATATTGTTGATTGTGAGATTAGGAATCCATTTACTTATATCTTCCTGAAGTGAACTTTTTATATCTTCATAAGTATCATTGTCATTTGGTTCAAATAAAAATTCAAGTAATCTTGTACCAAAGTCAACATTATATAATCTTTCTCCCTTTCTGGTTAAAAGTAAATGTATGAGATTTGATTTAATTTCTTCTGCTGATGTTTTTGTAGTTGCAAGAAAGAATCCTTTCGGATCTTCCTCAAATGGAAATTTTATGCCTATTGACATTTAATTATTGTTTTTTTTATTATAAATATTGTCATTTATTTTATTATATATCTTTAAACTTTAACAAAATCTCCCTCTTTTAAAAAATTTGAATCTTTTAAAATAAATTTGGCACCAATTTCATTCGGGTCATCTGGAATTGAAATATTTAATGAATCCCTTCCAGAAAAAAATAACTTTATTTTTTTTATTTCTGGTGTTATGTCTATATTTTCAATTTTACTATCCAATCTTGTTTTAAATATACTATCATCTTTTTTTAAATTATCTGTTCTTTCAATTTGTTCATTATCAAATAATTGTTTACTCTTAGTTATATCAAACGTTCCCTTTATCTGTTTTTCTTCTGTTTGAGTAATTTGATTTAACAAATCAATGTCTTTATTTTTAATATCTTCAATTATATAATAAAATTCTCTACCATTTGATACAGATATAAATTTTGGTCTTAGTTCTGGTAATGATTTCCCTGATATTTTATAATTTTTAATGGTTTTAGATTCAATTTTTCTATAATCATCTATAATATCAGAAGAAAATCTTCTTCTAGTATCCAACCCCAAATTTGTTAAATTTAATTTAAATATTGTCATTTATTTTATTATTTCATAATTACCTTTTTTATCATTATATATTTTAAATTTTCCTCTAATATTATATAACTGATAGGCGAATTCATTTCCCCAGAATAATTCTTCTCCAAAAAATACATTTTCAACATTATTTGTGAAATTAACAGAAAATGTATCAAACCATATAATTGAATATAAATTTACATTACCTTTATTATTAAACTTAATATTATTTCTCCTTCCCTTCGGAAGGTTATTTCCCATTTTATTAAGAGAAGATAACCATACATACCCATGATTATTAAATATAATATTATTTCCCATTTCTTTAAGAGAAGATAACTCTAAATAACCATTATTATTAAATTCAACATTATCTGGAATATATGTTATTAAATTTGAATATATATCATCACCACCAATAATAATTTTATCCACCCCTGCGGGTGGTTGTTTATTCTTTTTTATTTTATAAGAAATATTTTTTTTATTTAATATATCAATAAATTCTTGTCTTTTAATATCATTATTATTCTCGTCAATAATATTCTCAATTAATTTTTTAAATTGATTTTCTGTGATTATTATTTTCATATATTCTTATATAAATATAATTATTAATTATAAACAACAAAAGATTCTGATACATATGATTCACCAGAATCTGATGTGTCTAATTTCCAATTTGATAGTGAGGTTGTTCCATACTTACTTAATCCTCCCACATAACTATTACTTACCGCATTTCTAATATCCAATTCAAATTTAATACTTATTCTTCCACCAATATCAAAACTACTGTCTGTTTTTGGTTTTAAAACAATTGGTTTTGAAATATAGTGATTTGTATTTAATTCTGTAAATAAATTTAAGTTTTTATCTGTATTTGTTAAATAATATTCAACAAAATGTTGTAAATAATCTATTCTTGATTTTACTAATTGCCTGTTAAATAATTTTAAATATTGATTATTAAATGCTTTATCTTTATTTATTAATGATTCTTCCATTATATTATTAATTGTTTTACTAGTGGTAAGTTCAGTACCTTTAACAAATCCTAAAAGTACATTTTCATTAATTCTAATTTGTTCTACATTAAATTGAGATGTATTATTAAATTGTCTCCCAATGAGTGCAGCAGGAACAATATAAGCATTATTTATATTATCTTTTATATCTTTTTGTTGAAAGTCAAATTCTTTCTCTATATCCGAGATTCTAAAATATGTTTTAGAGTTAATATTCTCATTTGAAGAACTATTACTATGAATATTTGAATAATATCCATAAGATTCTGGCTGTATTAGTATTCCCCCAGGTCCAGCACCAGTTATTAAATCACTGCTAAACTCATTTGAAAATTTATTTAATTCATTATCATAAGAAGATAAACACAGTACAAATGGTGATTTAAAAATATCTTCATCCTTTTTTTCTAAAATTTTATTATCATTTATTATTCTATTATCTTTAGAATCAATTAATTGATTTATATTAAAAAATCTACTAAATCTTATTATTTCATCATAAGACCCACTATCTGGAATAAATTCTATTTTTTTTCTTATAATATCTGATGAATTATCACTTTTTTCAATATGAACAAATACTTCTGACCAAAAATCTGCAAAGGGCGATTTTAAATTATTATCAAATTTATTATCAATTACTTTACCTTTTTTACCTTCTGATGATTCTGCTAACATATATTTAATCATTCTATCCAATTTAATTGTGATATCCAAATTATGATAAAATGTGGTATCTCCAGATTTTATATAATCATCATTTTTTTTAAACTTAATTTTCCTGGTTTCTGTACGTTGTTTTATTCTAACAGAATCCAATAAAGATTGTTTATTTTTTTTTGATAATATTATTGGATTAGATATTTTTAGTTGAGATAATTTCATAATTATTATTCTATGTTTATATCAGTTATACCGTCCAATTCCCCATTAAATATTGGAATAAATACTTTTATTTTATGTTTAATATCTGTTTCTGCAATAGATTTTACACATCCTGTATCATCACCAGTTAAATCTGGAATATTACCAGTTGGTAAAGGATTATCAATATTATAATTAGTATCAGAATCTCCCAAAGAAAAACTTACAATAGTTTTATCTTGTATATTTTTGGATAATAATCTATTTCTACCTAATGGTGTTAAATAAGCATTTAATGTTATAGTGTCTCCAGATTCAATAAATCCCATTTGTTTATTATTTTTTTATATAAATATTTGTTTATTCCAATTATTTCACTTATCTTTGTATTCTTATTAACTTAATTTATTAATCTTTTTAAAACTTAAAAATTATGAAAAAATTACAAAAATATTTAAATTGGGTTGCTTTCGGATATCTTGGTGGAATATTGGGCATTGCCAATATAACATTTATAATGTGGCAATGGTGGGCGATTATGGTGCCAATGATAATATTATTGGTTTGGTGGGGTCACTATATGAAATATCATGATAAAGATTACTAAATTTTCTACCCATCAAAAACATCTGAATCAATTAATATACATGATATTCTTCTCCAATATGGTTTATAACCCATGATAGTTTTATTAAGTGAAAAATTACGATTGTCTGCATTAATAATTTCAAAATATCTCATTCCCTTTGTTCCATCATTATATCCTAGGTAATCTCCTCTTTTTGGATCTACATTTTTTTCTTCTAATTGTTGAGTGAACACGCTCAGAGACATTTTTATCTGCGATTCACGACTTGTAATATTATCTCTTGTCTCTAATTCTGATTCCTCCATACTATCAATTCTAACTTTTAGCTCAACTGGTGGTAAGTAATGTTTTTCATGTGGCTTTGATTCACCATATAAATCATCAACTTGTGTTTTATTTATATCAATTCTAAATAATACTACAATAGTATTTAAATCACCCTCTAACCATTCTCTACCCATTTGTACTTCAAGATTAAATTCATCTTCATTAAAAAAAGATGAAATTCTGCGAAGAGGAAGGTGTTGTTTGATTTTATTACTTTTTTTGCCAGCCATAATTATTTATTTTTATATTCCCATTTATATCCCTTAGCTGTTTTTTGTCTCCTATTAATATTTCTTCTTATGTTACATAAATATATCATTGAATTAAAAAAAGTAAGTGTTATTAACATATTCATTAAATAATAGAAATATATATAAAAAATATTTAAAAAACAATAACTTTTTCCATTATTTGTTTTAATTGATTTTCTGTTAATCTTATTTTCATTGTTTTAATTAATTACTGATGTATTTGGTAATAATTCCCTTATCTTTTTTAATTCAATATCAGATACATTCATTTGTTTTAAAGTTAAAAATCTTAAATTTTTAAAATTAGGAAACCTTTTTATTTGTTCTGATATTTTTTTTATGTTTTTATTTTCAGACAAATACAAACTTCGCAATTTTGTTACTTTACTTAGTACCGGAGGAATTTCAGTAAATTCATTATGATTTATCATAACGTCAGTTAATTTTTTTAAATTACCTATACTTTCAGGTAATGCTCTTAGATTATTATATGGGGCGGAAATAGCAGTTAAATTTTTTAAATTTCCAACTGATTCTGGTAAAGATGTTAAGTTGTTATTACCAACACTAAAAATAGTCATATTGGTTAATCGTCCAATATCATCAGGTAATCGTGTTAATCCTAGGCCATGCAAATTTAAATTTAAGATATTTGGATCAACAAAACTAACCCAACTTATAACTCCAGTTTTTAATAAAAATTTCCAATGATGAAATAATTTTCCAGATTCAATTAATGG